TAGTTGAGCAGTGCGAGACAGTTCCTGTTGATAAGCACGATCTGCGGCAGAGCCAAGGCCAGGCTGCCCTGTAAACGTGTTAAGGGAGTAACCAGCATTACCGCCACCTCCACCGCCGCCGCCAGGTCTAGCTGCATCAGCAAGACGTAACTCAGCGCGGCGATAAGATTCCCCGTTGGCACTAGGAGGAATAGATCCGACCACGCCGCGATAGCGCCTTTGATTCGCAGCAACAGCAGTGGGACTAGAGCCAACATACCCACGAGTCTGTGTAGAAAATTGATTTTGAATACTTGTTCCAAGGTTTTGTAAACTTGTAATAATATTATCGTTTGGGTTAAAAACTTCAGGCAAGGTAGATGCAAGACCTGCCAATGTGCTAACCGGACCTAGTAATCCAGACCCTCCCTTAGGTATTGCTGACACAGGAACTTTTGGGACTCCCCAAGAAGATGGGAATTTTCCTTTTGGAGCTGGAGGCCAACCAGGTATAGCCCGAGGAGACGACTTTGTTTTACCTAGTAAAAAGTCAAGTGGATTCATAGCTATCTCCAGTTAAGGTTTAGGAAAATACTAGAACCAGTACTTACGTCAGCAGGGCCAGGTAGTGCCTGGATAAATTCAGCACCAGAGCGTTCGTAACGATACCTGGCCTGGAACGGATCTTTGTAGTTAGGAACGTAAAGAATATTGGCAAGTCGATTTGTCTCATAGAGATAAATCTCATCCCATACCTTTAGTGCCTCCTTAGCATTACTAGATCTGATCGTACGATCAACGTCACCAGCAATGTTCTCAATCCGAGTAGAAGGCGAAGTAGCTACTTCGGTTTTCTTTTCGGCTGTGTCGCAGCGACCAACCTGAATAACGATCTTATCGTAGAAATAAGAATCAGGTACTGTGTTTAGGGATTCCTCCAGGCGAGAGTAATCACCTGCTGGTACAGAAACAACGTAATACCCCAAGTGGTACCTGACCCTACTTTTGTCGAAATCAGATAAACGCACTTTTTGCCTTCAGTATTGTTTTATTATAAAAGCACTTATCCAAGCAGGCCTTGTGTTGGCATTAACCTAGATAGTTCTTGGTTCAATAGCTGTTGAGTTAATGAAGGTTCTTGACTTTGATTTAGTAACTGTTGAAATAAAGCGTATTGTAATTCTTGATCTTTACTGTCAGGCGCAGCAACTGGTGTGGCCGCCGCAGAAGTAGGAGCAACGCTGGTATTGGTAAGATCAGTTGCTTCCCCCAGTGTTTTCATGTGACCGTAACCTAGTTCATATTTGTTATCTCCCGTTGTCCACGTAGCAAGATTACCGTAACCACCAGCATCTTTACGTGGGTCAAACTTAACATTACCCTCTACAAAAATTTCAGTCCCTTCTGCTCCAGCAAGATCACGTCCTCTGTGATTAGTGGAGGCACCAGGGATACCCGTATTCCTTGGACCAAATCCAGAAGTAACTGTCAACCCAGCGGCGGGGTTTAATGTGATTTCTCCGTTTTCGCCTCGAAGATATTTCGGTACTCGATTAGCTCCTATCCTCACGCCCAGGAATTTGCTCTTATGGTATTCTGGGTTTTCGTATTCGCCGGTAAGCAGATTCTTTACGTACTCATGAAGATGTGGACCACTAGAAACACCAGTGGAACCCAATTGCCCCAGCCTTGTGATATTCGCCATATATTAATTTTACCAAGAAAAAACCCCTGGTAACCCAGGGGCAGAAGATGAGTTAAACGCGGATCAGATCGGCTGCCATTACGGATTCCCAATCAACCCTTCGAATTTGTTTCAACTGCTCAAGACTGCTGAATTTCTCACCCGATAAAGAAAGTTGAAGATCTTTAATTTCTCGAGCAGTTTTTAGACCAATACCCTTAATATGGTCTGCAATCATTTGGGATGTAGCACCGTTGATATTAAGTCTCGTGTCGGGAGGAAAAGTGCGAGGAGCTTCTTTAGATGCTCGATCTTTTACTTGAAGAGTTTTGACTTTTTGAGTCGCTTGCTCATCAGGAAGCAATTCGGTTTTGTAAGCGGTATACAGGCGACCATCTTGGTCTTCGACCATGAACCAATCACCTGCATCCCACTCACTAACAATTCTTACCCGTGCTCCAGTCTTTTTATGACGATGGAGAATTTCTTCGGTGCTAGTAGCCATAAGACCAGATCAATTAACAATCTGGTCTTAGTTTAGCCTAATCAGCTAACAGTGCGACCAGTTAGGTAGCCGTCGATGTCTTCGTAGCCAGGTGCATCGTCAGGAACGATGTAGCAAACTTCGACACAAAGGTAACCAGTGCGGCCGGCAGTTGAGTCACCACTGGAGATGTAGAAACCACCAGCGGTAGTTACAGCGTTACCAGAGGCCTTGGAGAACACACTGAAGGTAGTTGCGGCGGTATACGCGGGGTAAAGCCCGGTAACGGTCACAGACTGGCCGGTAGCGGTCAGCAGGGGCACGTTGCCAAATGCTTGTACGCCACCAGTAAACAAGATTTCGCCCACTTGCGTACCAGAAACGGTAGAAGTGAGGTTTGCTTGTGCAGTAGGCTCGCCAGAGAAGGCGACAGGGCTACCAGCATTGTTGCGACCGAAGGAGATTACGTTGCCGGTGGCAGCGTAGATACCAGAAGCAACACGACCGTCACCCCAACCAGAAGCAACCGAAATTGCCGTACGATAAACGTAAGCAGATTGGGTGGCGCTGCCAGAGATCACCAGGCCGGTGATGTCGGTACGGGTGTCATCTTGCCGATAAGGCGAAGGGACGATTACGGAAGCAGACGCAACAGGGCCGGAGCCAGAAGTTGCCGTCACAGGAACGTAACCACGGCCCTGGAAGTAACGATAACCAGGGATGGCCAACACCGAAGTGGGGCCGCCCTTGGAGGCATCAATTATACCAGTACCGTTGTCATCAATGTTTTTATACCAGCCGTTCAGGGGACCTGCCCAGTTGCCGGGATAAATTTTCTTAGCTGAAAGATAGGACATTTATTCCTCCTAATGTAATTTATTTTTTATCAGACAGTACCGTCATCTTGCAGGAAGCTGAACGCAGTGGTGATGAAGTCCTTGTTCAAGATTTCGAAACCAGCGTACAGTTGCCAGATCAAGATGATAAAGCGGCTGAAGTCATCGTTATTGTTGATGAGGACTTGAGCGTTCGGGCCGCCAATGCCAACGCCAACTGCTTGAGGACCGAAGAAGTAACCTTGGGCAACTTCGTAGGTACCTGCGCCGGGGGTAGTACCCAGGGTAGCAGCTTGGGTTTTGGTTGGGAAGTTGGTGGACTCGAAGAACTTCACGCCTTCAAACTGAACGCCAGTAGGCATCACAGGTTCACCGGCAAGGAAGTAACCTTGACCAGCCTGAGGGCCTTGGAAGAAACTAGCGTTGTTAGGCATCATGGGGTTACCCATGTACATGCCTTGACCAGGATTACCGGAGTAACGTGCAATCTCACGGAAGTCAGGGTCACGACGCAGATGCATCATGAACGTGGGATCGCAAATACAACGATACAGGCCATCAGCGAAGGTAGGAACGTTGCGCTTGCGCAGGTCCTTAACAACGGTCAGAAGGTCGGTACGTACTTGGAACTGCTGAACGTTAGCAGTGTACTCATCGGCGGAGTACACAGGGTTCTTAGCCTTGTTACCAGCAAAGTAGTAACCACCTTGGCTAGAAGATGCAGGACCATTTGCTTCTGCCTTGGACAGTTCGTCAAGGAAGACGCGGTCACGCCAGCGGCGATAGTCGTCGAGCAGGGTCAGTGAACCGATGCTCTGGTGGAACATATTCAGGTTACCGGTGTCCAGCAGCATGCGCTGGGCGGTAATTAGAGTTTCACGAGCAATCTTAAAGGTGCTGGGCTGAGTCGGGTCGCCGGGGTCAGCAGGGCCAGTGTATTCCTTAAGCACCACAAGGACTTTCTCCTTGGTGATGTTACGGCTGTTGGCGGTACCGATGGTCTGGTCAGCGATGCGTTCGCGGCTGTCCTTAGTACCGGGGCTGCCCCAGAACTTGTAGCGGTCAAGCTGAACAGTTTGGCCAGGCTGGGAAGTAAAGTCGTGGACAACCACGGGCTCTACAGCCATCTCGCAAATGTAAGCAGGGTGGGGGCGGTAAAGTTCCGCGCCCAGAATCTTAGGAAAGTCTGTATCAAGAAACACTTTCTTTTATCCTCCAGTGTCGCTGTGGACGATTATTTTATCGGGGAAAGATTCAGACACAAGTGTCTTATCTAACATAAATTTTAGCAGGCGCTAATTTA